ACGGGACCACCGTCACCGGCGACCAGGCCGTCGCCTGGGTGACTGGCGCTTCCGCCGGCGCGGAAGTGAACGAATCCCTGACAAATACGGCCTATGACGACGCTGTGGACGTCGATATTAAATATACGAAGTCCCAGTTCGAAGCCGCTATCAAGGCCGGCGAATTCACATTCTACGCCGACAACGGAAAAGCCCGTGTCCTGACGGACATTAACAGCCTTGTTACAATCGGCCAGAATATGTCTTCCGACTGGACGTCGAACCGCGTTGTCCGTGTTATGGACGGCTGGGCGAATGACGTCGCCCGAATCTTCGGCGAATCATATATCGGTCTTGTAACCAACAGCGACACCGGCCGACAGCTTTTCAAGGCTGACCTTGTGGCGCTTGCAAATCAGTATCAGTCGATCGACGCAATAAGCAACTTCAAGTCCGACGACATCACTGTCAACCAGGGCGACGGAAAACGCGACGTCGCGGTCGACTGCGCTTTACAGCCGAACGACAGCATGGAAAAACTTTATATGACTGTCGTCGTAAACTAAGAAAGGGGTGACAGACAATGAAAACTTTGAACGCACCTGATACCATTTCCGGCAAGGAAGGCCGCGCCTATGCGAAAATCAATGGCAACAATGAAGAACTGTTCTACGCGAAGACGATCGAAGCGAATGTCGAAAAGAGCAAATCCGAAATCAAGGCGATCGGGAAGCGTATGACTGGCCACAAGACAACCGGCGCGAACGGTAGCGGTTCCATGACGCTTTACTATATGACGCCGCTTTTCCGTGAAATGCTTCGCCAGTGGAAGGAAACCGGAAAGGACGTTTACTTCGATATGGTGATCGAGAATGACGACCAGGAATCTTCGGCCGGAAAGCAGACGGTTCTTCTTATGGACTGTAATTTGGATTCCGTCGTCCTTGCGAAACTGGACGGCGATTCCGACGACGCCCTGGACGAAGACGCCGACTTCACTTTCGAAGACTTCGACATTCTGACGCCGTTCACGAAGTTCTAAGCTATCAAAGGAGGAAAACAAAATGGGTAAATTACAGGAATTCCTTATGTCCAACCAGGACGATATTCAGGCAACAGCGGAAGTCGCGGTCAGCGGCTTCCCTGTTCCTTTCACGATTAAGTCGATCACCGAAGGCGAAAACAAGGCCATTCGTAAGTCTTGCCAGAAAATCACCTTCGACAAGAAGACACACCAGAAGACCACGGAAACGGATCAGGACCTTTACAATAACCGTCTTGTGATCGCGTGCTGTGTGGACCCGAACTTCAAGGACGCGGAACTTCAAGCGAAATTCGGCGTCATGGGCGCCGAATCCTTGATTGACGTCCTTTTGAAGCCTGGCCAGTTCGTCGATCTTCTTCTGGGCGTCCAGGAAGTCAACGGCTTTTCTGACGATGTGAACGACCTTCGCGAAGAAGCAAAAAACTAATCACCGGTGGAGGTGTGGACGCTGACGCAGACGGCGAAGCTGTCTACGCACATTACGCCTTGCACCGGTTGAAAATCCTTCCCAGTACGCTTGTAGCCCTGCCCCTTCGGGAACGGGCTTTTATTTATGCTTCGATTGACCTTCAAATCGAAAAGGAAAAGAAAGAAGCACAAAAAGCGAAACGGAAAGGCAAGAAAGGAAGGTGATGAACCGTGGCCGGTGTCGCTACACAAATGACCATTCGCGACGGTATGACTTCGAAGCTGAACCGAATCTTTCAGGCAGTATCGAGGACAAACCGCGCCCTGGAAACCACGGACGCACTGTCGGACCAGGTGAACCCTGGGGCCAACTTTGACAGGGCGGCTTCGGCCGCCGGTCGCGCTTCCGGCCAGGTTGATAATTTCAACAATCGACAGCGCCAGTCAGAGGAAGGCGCCCGAAAGGTCGCTTCCGCCTGGGGCCTTGTAAAAAAGGCTATTGGTTCAGCCCTGGCGGCGATCAGTGTCCAAAAGGTGATCGAACTTGCGGACAGTATGACGTCGACCAGGGCCAGACTGGACATAATGAACGACGGACTTCAAACCACGGACGAATTACAGTCTATGATTATGAAATCCGCCAACCGGTCCCGCGCCGCCTATCAGACAACGGCTGACGCCGTTTCGAAAATGGGTATCATGGCAAAGGACGCCTTTTCAAACAACGACGAATTGATCAAGTTTACAGAATTGATCAATAAACAGTTCACGATCGCCGGCACTTCGGCCGCCGGTATCGACGCGGCTATGTTACAGCTTACACAGGCCATGTCTTCCGGTGTCCTTCGTGGTGAAGAATTGAACAGCGTCTTCGAACAGGCGCCGACAATCATTCAGACGATCGCGGACTATCTTGACGTACCTATCGGCAAAATTTGCGATATGGCCGCCGACGGTCAGATCACTTCGACGATCGTCAAAAATGCCATGCTGGCGTCTGCTGACGAAATCAACGCGAAGTTTGAAGCTATGCCTATGACCTTCGCCCAAGTCTGGACAATCGCGAAAAATATCGCCCTGGAAGCCTTCACACCTGTTATTCAGGCGATCGGTTCCGGCGCACAATGGATTTATGACAACTGGTCCACTATCGCCCCGATATTCTGGGGCCTGGCCAGTGCCGCCCTTGCCTATGCTGTGGCGCTGGGAATCCAGACGGCCGCGACCTGGATCGCAGACGGAGCCGCGAAGGCTTTCTTTACGACGCTTCTGACGAATCCGCTTTTCTGGATCGCCCTTGCGGTCGGCGTTGTCGTCGCCGCGCTTTACAGAATGATTCAGGCTGTCGGCGGCGTGAAAAACGCCTGGGAAATCTGCAAAGCGGCCCTTGTGGTCGCCTGGGCGGCCTTGAAGGTAGCGTTCTTTGCAACCTATAACTGGATCGCGAACCTGATTGACAAGCTGAAACTATGCTGGCAAAGGGCCGGCGTGGCCATATCCGGATATATGGGCGATATGAAAGTAAACGTCCTGACAATCCTTCAAAATATGGTCAACGGCGCGATCGACATCATAAACAAGTTTATCGGCTTACTGAACAAAATTCCTGGTGTCAGCATTGACGCGGTCGAACAAGTAACCTTCGCCACAACTGCGAAGGCGGAAAACGAAGCCGCGAAGCAAGCCAGAGCCGACGCCTTGAACAAGTACGAATCGGACATCAAAGCCGCACAGGCCCAGCGTGACGCCACCTATTCAGCGGCGAAGAAAGAACTTGCTGACGCTACGGCCGCACTGTCTAAGACCTACGCCAACGCCAAAGCGGAAGCCGCACAGGCAAAGTCTGACGTCGGCGCCACGGACTGGAATGTCAACGGGACAAACGACGTCGGGAAAGTCGATTCTGTGGGATCGGTCGGAAAGATTGACAGCGATGTAAATATCGCCGATGAAGACCTGAAATTCCTTCGCGACGTGGCCGAAATGCGCTATGTCCAGAACTTCGTCACCTTGACGCCGACTGTGGCTGTCGAAGCCCAGATCAGCGAAAAGGTCGACGTCGACGAAGTCGTCGAACGAATCGAAAGCAAGCTGGAAGACGAATTCACAGCGGCGGCGGAAGGAGTGTATAACTAATGAGCAACTACCGAATGACACTGATCGTCGGTGGACGGGAAATCAACATTCCTGTCCTTCCGGCGAAACTGAACGTGTCTTCGCCTGGGAAAAATGAGCGTGTAACAGTGCTTGACCTGGGCGAAGTCCTTCTTTTACGTAAAAAGGGCCTTCGGATTCTGTCCTGGGAAAGTTTCTTTCCGGCCGATTCCGCGCCGTACACTACCGGACAGGTTCGGGACCCTATTTCTATTATTCAGGCAATCCAGAAAGCCAGGGACAGCAAAACGCCGGTCCGCTTCCTGATAACAGGAACAGACCTGGACTGTAATATTCGAATGGGGATCGAATCCTTCGAATACGAAGAACGGTCCGGCGAACTGGGCGACCTGTACTATACGATCAAACTGTACGAATGGAAAGACACGTCGCCGAAGAAAATTGTCCTTCCGGAAAAGAAGAACACACCGGCGAAAACCCAGGAACCGGCCAGAGCCGGAAAGCCTGAAAAGAAATCGAAAACCTATACGGTCAAAAAAGGCGACTGCCTGTGGAATATCGCGAAGAAATTCTATGGCAAGGGAAGCGACTATACAAAAATCTACAACGCCAACAAGGGGACGATCGGAAAGAACCCGAATCTGATCTACCCTGGCCAGGTTTTCACAATTCCATAATGGCCATTCGTATTCAATACCAGAATAACGTCACAGGCGCGGCGTTCGATATAACGACACTTGTCAGTGGCGCGAAATGGTCGACAAAACGGTCCGGTTCCCCCGCTTCCCTGGAACTGACCGCCATTGTCAACGACGAAATACAGTGGAGCCACGGCGGAATCGTCACCCTGTTAGACGATAAAACCGGACTGTTTTATGGCTACGTCGTAAAAATCAGCCAGAACGAAAAGGAACAGGTTCAGATCACGGCTTACGATCAGACCTGGTATTTGAAGAAAAACAAGGACACCTATGTTTTCAAGGGGAAACGTGCGGATCAGGTATTGAAGCAGATCGCCGAAGACTTCAAATTGAAAACCGGAAGCCTGGCAAACACCGGATATTCTATACCGTCTATGATTGAAGACGGCCAGACGCTTTTCGACATTGTCTTGAAGGCTATCGACTACACCCTGATCAATACAGGAAAAATGTTCGTCCTGTGGGATAACTTCGGGAAACTGACTTTGACAGACGTCGAAACGGCAAAACTGGACCTTTTTGTCGGCGACGGCAGTCTGGCGACAGGCTTCACCTACGAATCAGAAATTGATTCCGAAGCCTACAACAAGATCAAACTGGTCAAGGACAACAAGAAGACCGGAAAACGTGACGTTTATATCTTCCAGGATTCTAAAAATATGACCTTGTGGGGTATTCTGCAAGACTATGAAGTGGTTGACGAAGACATGAACGAAGCCCAGATCAAGAAACGCGGCGGACAAATGTTGGAACTATACAACAGACCGAAGCGATCTTTCAGCGTCAGCGCAATCGCGGACCTGTCAGTCAGAGCCGGCCGCGCCTTGTATATCGGGATCGGCGCCGTGGGCGTGAAATCCTTCTTCATAGTCGAAGAAGCCACGCACGACCTTTTGAAAGAAACAATGTCCTTGAAATTAAAGGTGGTGTAATATGGGACTTCTTGAAACTATGAAACAAGTCGCACAAGCGACCAACGACGCCGGTATGCCGACGGCTTTTCTGTTCGGTTCCGTGACGAAGACGTCGCCCTTGACGATCCGCGTCGACAACCGGTTCGACATATCCGGCGACGCTATTGTGGTTATGAAGGAATTCCAGGCCGGCTTCTATCCTACCCACTACCACACCGGCGTCAAGGGTAGCCCTTCCACCGAAGAAAAGTCAGGTGGAAGCGGCGACGCGTCCTTCGCGGCACATTCCCACACCTTGAAAAGCAACTACCAGACCAACACCGACGCAAAGTCCGAATATTATTACGGCCTGGCCGTCGGTGACAAAGTGGTCCTTCTGCGAAATGCTGGCGGACAGGCGTTCCTTGTCCTGGGAAGGGTGTGATTTTATGATACCGAACGCGTTAAACGTAACGATCGGCGAAGACGTGGAGGTTCAGACCGCCGCCGAAGCGCCGACAAGAACATTCAAAATCGACTTCGACGCCGGCCGCGTCGGTGGCTTCTGTGATGAAACGGAAGCCATGAAACAGGCCATTTACAAGATACTGCAAACAGAACGCTTCGAATACCTGATCTATTCCTGGAATTACGGAATTGAACTGAACGCCGTTGTCGGGAAAAGCTTTCAAGTGTTTGCAAGTGAAATAAAACGTGTAATTCGCGAAGCCCTTCTGGCAGACAGCCGGATCACCGACGTCACAGACTTCGAAGTGGCCCAGATTGACAAAAGAACCGCTTCCGTGAAGTTCACGGCCGAAACTATCTTCGGCGAAATACCTATTGAAAGCGAGGTGAACGTGAATGTATGAGGATATGACCTTCGAAAACATTATGGACCGCTGTCTGGACCGCGTGTCTTCTTCTATCGACAAACGCGAAGGTTCCGTCGTATATGACGCCATAGCGCCGGCGGCGGCCGAACTGGCGATCATGTATATCGAACTGGCCTACCTTATGGACCGCGCTTTTCCTGATACGGAATCCGGCGACGACCTGACAAAGAAAGTCCGCGAAAGAAGTATCTTCCGAACACCGGCAACCGCCGCAATTCGAAAGGGCTATTTTGAAGACGGAAACGGCGCCGCTATGGACGTGCCGATCGGAACGCGTTTTTCCGGTGACAATCTGAACTATACCGTCACTGAAAAGATCGCAACCGGACAGTTTCGCCTTCTGTGTGAAACACCAGGCGCGGCCGGCAACCAGTACCAGGGGAACCTTTTCCCGATCGACTACGTGGAAGGACTGGGCGCGGCCAGACTTGCGGACATTCTGATCAACGGTGAAGACGAAGAAAGCGACGAAGACCTTCTTGACCGTTATATGGACAGCTTACAGGCCCAGGCATACGGCGGAAACAAGGCCGACTATAAAACAAAGGTCGAACTTCTTCAAGGCGTCGGCGCCGTCAAAGTGTTCCCTGTGTGGAATGGCGGCGGAACCGTGAAGATCGTCTTTGTAAATAGTGACTGGGGAATTCCTTCTTCTGACCTTGTCAACAGCGTTCAAACAGTCGTCGATCCGGTTCAGAACCAGGGCGTCGGTGACGGTATCGCCCCGATCGGACACGTCGTCACGGTCGAAGGTGTGACCGGAACCACGATCAACGTGTCTTTCACGCTGACTTTTTCCGGTTCGTCCACCTGGTCGACCGTCGAAACGTCTGTGAAGAAGGCTATTCAGGACTACTTTGACAGCCTGGCCAAAACCTGGGACGAACAAGAAAACCTTGTCGTCCGCGTCAGCCAGATCGAAACGAAGGTCCTGAATGTCGAAGGCGTGATCGACATCACCGGAACCAAAATCAACGGCGGAACACAAAATATTTCCCTGGCTTCAAATGCGATTCCGGTTCTGGGGGTGGTGACAAATGGTTCTTAAAGAATACTGGCCGCGCTGTCTGCAAGAACTGATCGAATTTCAGCAGATCGCCAACGCGGAACAACCTGAATTTGAAAAGGTCGTCAGTGACGTAAAATCGGCCGCTGACGACTTCTTTCTGGTGTCCATGTCCGAATATGGGTGTGAACGCTGGGAAAAGATTCTGGGGCTTTCTGTGGAGCCTGGGGACACATTACAGGATCGCCGCGACCGAATCCTGATTAAGTACCTGGATCAGCTTCCCTATACTTACAGGACCCTTTTGAAATACCTTGCAACGATCAGCGAAGACTTCACAGTCACCCTAAACGAAAACGCCTACGACCTATATATCAGAATCCGCCTGGAAGGCTACGCCCAGCGCGACGCCCTGGCGGCGACCCTGGGACAAATGATTCCGGCGAATCTGGTTCTTCGCTTGCGGACGGATATTCCACAAGACGACCAACCGGCCAAAACGGCCGCCTGTTCCGCTATGGCTACAATGAACCGGCACAAATACACGCCGGCAACGTAAGGAGGAAAAACGAATGGCAAAATTCAAGTCCATTGTCACGGACGGCGGAAGCGAAGCCCTAACGGCCCTTATCGCGTCCGGACAGAAATTGATACTGACACGCGCGGCCGCCGGAAGCGGCGTCGCCCAGGCCAGCCCGAATACACTGACCGATCTTGTAAACGTGGAAAACGTCAGCGCCAACCTGTCCGAAAAGGAACTGGTCGAAGGTTCGCCTTCGATCATGCAAATTCCGGTACAGGTGACAAACGAAGGTCTGGAATCGAATGTCTGGATCAGGGAAATCGGCGTCTTCGGCCTGGACATCAGCGGAAACGAAATTCTTTTCTGCTATGGCTGGCTTGACGGCGAAGACAGTGACAACGTCCTTCCGGCGACAACCTTTGAAGAGGACGCCGACACGGTCCACATTCACGACCTGGCCGTCTTTATCACCAACCAGGAAGCGGCGGCCGTATCTGTCCAGGTGGGCGTCGGTTCCTTCGTGACAACCGCGCAAATGACCGCATACGCCGCGCCTGTGCTTCATACCCAGGCCGCAACAACGATCAACGAAACGACCGGCGAAACCACGGAACAGGTTCAGCGGCGCCAGGACAACGACATTCAGTCGATCCTTGAACAGTTAAACACCGGATTCACCGGAACAACCGTCACACACACTTTCGTTCCTGCACAGCTCCAATACTGGAAAGGCTACGACGGAACAGGAATTCCGGAAGGTATTCTGGATCAATCCCTGAACCGTCTTTATTTATGACCAGAATCGGCGCCACGCCGTCGGAAACGTCTTGCCTTATATCGAACCTATTCACGGAAATTCGGCCCGTCTGTGGCCACTGTGAGGGCGACAGCGTGGTCCTGTGTGGCGTAACCTACGAAGGACAGGAAGAAACCGTCGTCCTTCGTGATTATGGCTTCGACTATTCCGGCGATCCGGAAACCGTCGAAAATATCCGAAAGCGAAGGTGTATCTATGGGAACAAGAAGAAACTACCAGCGGACTTCGAATAAAAATGACAGTCCGCTTCACGTTCTTCCGGTGGCCGAAAAGCTGATCGACTACACCCTGGACCTGACCGACAACGCGAAACGCTTTCCGAAACGTGTCCGTTTTTCGATCACAAACAAGATTCAGGGCCACGTCATGGCCATATATGACGGCCTACTGGAAGCAAACGAAATATTTCCGATCCGCACAGAAGCGGACCGGACAGAACGGCTTCGTCTACAAAGGGCCGCCTTGACCGAGTGCAAGAAACTGCTTCACATGATCGAATTATCGAAGAAGCGAAGCTATATCGACAAGGACACCTTTGACTATTGGACGAAGTTGACCCTGGACGTTAAGTTCATGACCGCAAAATGGTACAAGGCCGAACAGGACACCGCCGAAGCGATCGCCCCATCGGACCCTATACCGGAAAGCGTGTAATGATATTTAGGGAATGACCTGTTACTCCGAACGCCAGCAACGCAAACAATGCGCGCAATTTCAACACGGACGGCAGTCTGAACAACAACAACGCGTACAATGGCAACAATGGCGTTCGGCCGGATTTGGTGGAAAACGCGACCGAGTAAGGCGAAGAACCTGAAAACAGAGTACCCCAACAAAGGAGGTCATTTCCTTCCGAAGTGCCGGAAAGGCCACGGTAAACACAAGATTGACGACGAATGGCCTTCCTACTGTGACGGCCGGACTGTAAGCGTCAAGGAGGATTTTTATTTTGAGCGAAGACCAGACATTGAATCTTTCTGACTTCGCGAAGGTGATCGACTTTAACAGTCTATATCAATCGTATACAGAAGCGCGCAAAGGTAAACGGTGGAAATATGCGGTCTGCAAATACGAAGTGAACGTCCTTGAAAACCTTATGTTCGTTCATTTCATGTTATCGGCCCACAAATACCGCCTGTCGCCTTATAACTGCTTCATTGTGAAAGAACCGAAGGAACGACTGATCATGTATAACAGCTTCCGCGACAAAATCGTTCAGCACAGTCTTTGCGATAATGTCCTGGAACCGTACCTTTCGAAAACTTTCATATACGACAACTACGCAAGCCAGAAAGGCAAAGGAACGCACTTCGGACTTGACCGCCTGAAATATTTCATGTCGAGGTACTACCGGCAGAACGGGGCGGACGGCTGGGTCCTGAAATGCGATATTCGAAAGTATTTTTACAGTATCAATCACGACGTTCTGAAAGAACAGCTTCGCCGGCTTATCAAAGACCGCGACGTCTTGTGGCTTCTGGATATGATCATAGATTCCACAAAAGGACCAGGAATCCCGATCGGAAACCATACTTCACAGTGGTTCGCCGTTCTATACCTGTCCGGAATGGATCACATGATCAAAGAACGTCTGGGAATCAAAATGTACGGCCGCTACATGGACGACTTCTATTTGATTCACCCCGACAAGGACTATCTTCGTTATTGTCTGGAAGAAATCAAGAAGTATCTGGTCCCTTTAGGACTGGAATTGAATCAAAAGACGGCCATTTTCCCCTTAACCCAGGGAATCGACTTCCTGGGATTTAGGACCTATCTGACCGACACCGGAAAGGTCGTCAGAAAAGTCCGCCGTGAAAGCAAGAACCGAATCCGAAGGAAATTGAAGAAATACCGTCACCTTCTGGACGAAGGCCGGATCGACTTCGAAACGATTCTTCAATCCTATTCTTCATGGACCGGCCACGCCGAACACGGCAACAGTTACCACTTGATCAGGAAGACGGACGACCTGTTCTTCAACCTGTTCAAGAATGAATTGGAGGGACTAACCTATGGCAAAATTACTATCCGCTTTGCCCGTTGGAAGCATTGTCAAGTCGACGAACACAAAATACAACGGGAAAGTGATCAGGTGGATCGTGGGAACCCAGGACACAGCCAACGGCCGAACGGGCCTGGTAGCCGAGAAAATGATCACCCTGAAATGCTTCGACGCGAAGGAGCCTTCGAACACGAACGGTGATCGCCGAAGCTACGGAAACAACCGCTATTCTCAGTCTAATATTGACCAGTGGTTGAACAGCCAGGACGCGGCCTGGTATTCCGCGCGTCACAGCTACGACGCACCACCGAATAACGCCAACGTGTGGAGCAACTACAACGAATACGACACCGAAGCCGGATTCCTGTCTAACTTCGAAGCAGACTTCCGAAAAGCTATCCTGGACGCCGTGATCCGTGTCGCAAAGAATACCGTCACCGACGGCGGCGGTTATGAAGACATTACCCGAAAGGTCTTTCTTCTGTCGAATACCGAAGTTGGCCTGTCCAACGAAAACAGCGTGGCCGAAGGGACCCTGTGGCCCTACTTTTCCAGCGCCGCGCGCCGCCAGTGCTACCCGACCGCCGAAGCTGTCAGCAATTCGGAATATACAAGTTCCAGTCTGAACGCGTCTTCTTATTGGTATTGGTGGCTTAGAACTCCGTACGCCAGCTACGCGCACTATGCGCGCATTTTCGACACGGACGGCAGTCTGAACCACAGCTACGCGTACTATGGCATCTATGGCGTTCGGCCGGCTTTGTATTTGGAATCTGGGAATCTGGTATCCGATTCAACAGACACCGACGGGGCCTATATCTTACAGTGGAACCAGCCGCCGTCTGATCCTTCTTCTATTTCCTACGGCACACCGCAAGCCGGAAACAGCCTGGTTCTTTCGACGGGCGGTTCTACCGATCCGGAGGGCGACGCCATTTCCTACGTCTGGGAAAGGAAGATTGATTCCGGCGCTTATGTCCAGTTAGGGATCACCACGGCGAAGACCTTCACCGACACAGTTCCGACGTCCGGCACAACTTACACGGCGCGCGTGAAGGCAGTCGACGCGAACGGCCTTGAATCTGGCTATTGTACCGGATCGGAGAAAACCATTTCCTACAACACGCCGCCCGTGATCAGCGGTTCGGATCAAAACCTGGGAGCGAAAACGGCGCCGTTTACATACCAGTACACGGTCACAGACGCCCAGGCGGCCACCCAGACGGTCACGGTCACGGAAAAACTGACCAACGGAACCCAGACGATCGCGCTTCGCACTTATACCGCGACCAGCGGCGCCCAGAATACCGTCGACCTGTCCAGTGTATGGCTTCCGCTTCTTTCCGGAACCCACGTCCTGACGATCACGGCCACCGACAGCGCCGGCGGAAGCGCAACGCGAAAGATTACGTTCAGCCGCACCGTCAGCCGTATCGCGGCGGCGCGCGCGTTCAATACGGACGCCCTGGTTCAGAAGGTCTTTGTTTCCCTTTATCCGGCGACGATTCCGGCAGACGCAACCCTTCACCTGGAAGTCACGAACAACCCGTTCGACACTTCGCCGGTGTGGGTAGACATCACTGACAAGGCGAACAGACTTGTCCACGTCTTCACGAATACGACCGCCGCGAAAGGCTATGGCCTGGGCTATCGCTTCTATATCACGAAGGGAACCCAGGAAATCGAAATCACCCAGGCGACGATCCGTTTCGCCTAAACGAAAGGAGGAATTCGAAATGTTTGACCCTACACAATGCGAAAGCGTGAGCATGGCCCAGGCAAAAGCCCAGGAAGAACAAAATCCTGTCAATGCCGCCTTGCGCGCGACTTCGATCGCCTTCGTCACTTTGGCCGAAGCCGGCCAGATCGACGACACAACCGCAACGGAAAACGTCAGCCAGTTCGCCCCCTGGACCTATCCTGTGGCGTATGCTGTCGGCAATATCCGCCAGTATAACGGTGAACTTTTCCGCTGTGTTCAGGCCCACACTTCACAAGCCGACTGGACGCCTGACGCCACCGCTTCCCTTTGGAAGAAAATCGGTGATCCGACGGAAGAATGGCCGGCCTGGTCCCAGCCGATCGGCGCCCATGACGCTTATAACAGCGGCGACAAAGTGTCCCACAACGGGAAACACTGGACATCTAACATTGACGCGAACGTCTGGGAGCCTGGCGTCTATGGCTGGACGGAGGTGACAAAATGACCGAAGGAATCATTGTCGGCATTCTGTCGCTGATCGGTACACTGGCCGGAACTTACTTCGCAAACCGAAAGAGTTCCGCCCTTATCGCTTACCGTCTGGAACTTCTTGAAAAGAAGGTCGACAAACACAATTCCGTCGTGGAACGAACCTTCAAACTGGAAGAACAGACGGCCGTTATTGAAGAAAAAATCAAGGTCGCGAATCACCGTATAGAGGACCTGGAAAGCCGGTGAAATCGCACAAGAAGAAACGCGAGTTTTCTAAAATCATTATAACCATAGTCGGAGCCGTCACGCTTGTCGTGTCGGCTTTTACTATGGCCGTTGTATGGAAAACAAGCGACACCGCGCCCCTGGCGTATTTGATCCCTTCGGTCTTCGGCGAACTGGCCACCGCGACCGGCTTTTATTTCAGCAAAGCGAAGGCCGAAAACCGGATCAAACTTCGGAAATTATATGGTCCTGAAATCTACAATGACACAAAGGAGGTATAAACGTGTTTAACGCATTACTTGAAAACCTGACAAATATCGGCTGGGCTATGCTGATCTTTCTGTGTGCATACCTGGCAAACGTCGCCTTTTCCCTGTGGTATAACATCAAAATCAGGAAGGAAGACTTCGACCGCGAAAAGCTGATCGCAAGCGGCTTGAAAATCCTTGTTTTCGTCGTTGGCCTTACGCTTCTGTGTACGGCTATTACTGCACTTCCGATTTTTGCGAACGAAGTCGGCTGGGCTATTCCTGACGAATACACGGACATTTTCGCCGACCTGGTTATCATTGGCGCCGTTCTGCTTGTGTCCTGTAAATACATCAAGGAAGCCTTCACGAAGTTCGTTGCTATTTTGAACACCGGTTCCGTGGAAAATGTGGAAAACGTATCGGAGCCGGAAGCAACCAACGCCGGAAAGGCCCAGATCGGCTTCATGGCCGGAAATGGAGGGAACGAAAATGAGTAACAGCAAACTTGTAAACTATACGCGCATTTCCCCGAACAAGAACAGTCCCAGAAACCACAAGATCGACACAATCACGATTCACTGTGTCGTCGGCCAGTGTTCGGTCGAAACCCTGGGGAATATCTTCGCGCCAACTTCCAGACAGGCGTCTTCAAACTATGGGATCGGCTTCGACGGCAAAATCGGAATGTATGTGGAAGAAAAGGACCGTTCCTGGTGTAGTTCTTCCGCGTCCAACGATAACAGAGCGATCACGATCGAAGTCGCGTCCGATACAAAGCACCCTTACGCAGTCAATGAAAAGGCGTTCGCCGCGCTTCTTGACCTGGCGACTGACATCTGCAAGCGAAACGGGATCAAACGCCTTGTGTGGTCCACCAACAAAAAGGACCGTATGAATCACCTGAACGGGTGCAATATGACCGTTCACCGCGATTATGCAAACAAGGCTTGTCCTGGCGACTACCTGTATAACCGCCACGGTGAAATCGCGGCCGAAGTCAACCGCCGCCTGGGCGCCAGTGCTGAAAGGCCGGCAGAGAATAAACCGGCCACTGGCGAAGTGATCCACACTGTCAAAGCTGGCGAAACACTGTCGAAGATCGCCCAGAAGTACGGGACGACCTATCAGAAGATCGCGGCTTATAACAGGATCGCAAACGCGAACCTGATCCGCGTCGGCCAGAAAATCAAAATTCCGGCAGACACCCAGGCCGCCCAGTCTTTCAAGAAGGGTGATAAAGTAAAGGTCCTGAAAGCTGTCACCTACACAGGGAAAGCCTTCAAGACCTATTATGACAAATATGACGTGATCGAAGCCGACGGCGACCGTGTGGTCATTGGTATCGGAAAGACAGTCACAGCGGCCGTCAATGCGGCAAACCTGAAAAAAGCATAGCGGCAAAAGGAAAGCGGCCAGGGATATTCCCTGACCGCCTTTTTTTTATTTTCCGGTGACCATTGAAAGAGCCGACACGAAAAGGTCCTGTCGCGCGACTGAAAACTGATATGTCTTCGATCCGGCCTGTACGACGACAGAGCCGTCGACAGGTGTCACCGCTGTCAATGCTGAAATCTTACATTCGAAACCGGCCTGGTTATGAATGAAGACGATCCGCCTATTCGTTAAAACGATAGCGCCTGAATAGGTTTCTGTCACTTCGCCGTAAACCGTCCGACTGGAACCGCCGCCAGTGCTTACCGACACGCCCTTCGCAACGCGGACACGGACGCCAGCACCGCTTCCGGTTCGGCCGACAGCCTTGTTCTTCGTGATGATCTTCGTCGCCGGCGCGTAATAATGGGCGACTTCGCCTTCTTCCAAAAGAACCGGCGTCCCCGTTACAACAGGAAGTTCGCCCTGTGCGATCGCTGAAATCGCGGTTTCTTCCATGAACGGCGTGTTTCTGGCCACTTGTGCCGCCTGTCTGGCTTCCTTCTGCTTCTTGACCTTGTTCGCACTGAAAAAAAGCCCAACGGTGACAATGGTCAAGACGACGATCCAGCCCCACAATGATACTTCCGGAACCGCGATCGACACAATCACCAGGATCAGATCGACAATCGCGGCCAGGATTCCGAATATAATAGCGACTATTCGCATTATATCCCCCCTTCCTACTTGTAAACTTTATAAGGTTCTGACCTTTAACACAATTATACGTGAAAAATGTGTTAAAAACAAGAATGACGCTGAACATTAACACAAAATTTTCGGGAAGGAGGTCACAACTTGAAAATCTATGACTATAAAGGCCGGAAGAACATCAGCGGAAACAGAATCCGCGAAGCACGATTGAAGAAGCGGCTGTCACAGGCCGACTTCGCCGCCAAACTACAAATAGCCGGAATCACTATGGAGCGCGACAGCGTCAGCAGAATCGAAATCGGAACGCGCTTCGTCGCCGACTATGAACTTATGATAATAGCTGAAATCCTGGACGTAACCGTCGACTGGTTACTGTCCGAAGACTGCGAATAACACAACGGACCACTGGCGAACCTTTGAACCGCCAGGGTCTTTTATTTTTTTGTTCCCCCCTTGACAATATAATACCGGTATTATATAATATTCGACAGAAAGAGGTGACTACACTATGGCACAAGCGCAAATTGAAGCGAACAAACGCTTCCGAAAGAAATCCTATGACCGAATCGAAATAACAGTTCCAAAAGGCGACAGAGAAAAGATCGTTCAAGCCGCCAGCGCGGCCGGTATGAGTGTAAACGCTTTTATCAAAGAAGCACTGGTCGAATATATCGCCCGCACAACCAAACAATAAAACGAAAGCCCTGTCCATGAACGGACGGGGCTTTTTTGCATATCAGGAGGAATCAAAATGAAAAAGCGCAGATTCAAACACCTGTCCTGGACTGACAGGCTGAAAATAGAAACAATGTTAAAGGACAAGCGCCACAAACAGGAAATCGCTGACGAAATCGGCGTTCACCTGAAAACGATCTACAACGAAATCAAGCGTGGCCGTTATATTCATACGAATTCCGACCTGACCGAAGAAGAAAGATACAGTCCAGAAATGGCCGAAGCGGCTTACCGTGAACACCTGGCCGCAAAAGGTCCGGACTTGAAAATCGGGAACGACCACGAACTGGCCCAGCATATCGAAAAGAAAATCGCCGAAGACGGTTATTCGCCGGCCGCCGTCTTGGGTGAAATTAAGGAACAGGGCCTTGAATTCAAAACGTCGATCTGTGAATCGACCTTGTATTCTTATATCGACAAGGGCGTCTTTTTGACTGTCACGAACAAGAACCTTCCTGTCAAAGGCCAAAAGAAACGCCCGTATAACAAAGTCAAGAGGGCGAAACGGCCGCCGGCTGGAACCAGTATCGAAAACCGCCCGAAAGAAATCGACGATCGCGCGGTCGTTGGTGACTGGGAAATGGACTGTGTCGAAGGCAAGAAGAAAACAAAGAAAACACTTCTGGTTCTGACCGAAAGAAAGTCCAGACGGGAAATCATTCGTCCTATGCGCGACCAGACCGCCCGAAGCGTGGTCCGCGTCCTGGATAGCCTTGAACGTGAATACGGCGCAAATTTCAGCAAAATCTTTCGAACGATCACTGTCGATAACGGTTCCGAATTCGCTGACTGTGCCGGAATGGAAAAGTCCTGTCGCCGCAAAGGCAACAGGACAAAGATATACTATTGTCACCCCTATTCGTCATACGAAAGAGGATCAAACGAAAATGTGAATAGAATGATCCGCCGTTGGTTCCCGAAAGGAACAGACTTCCGGAAAGTCACAGCAAAAGCGATCCAAAAGGTCGAAGACTGGATCAATAACTATCCCCGTGAAATACTGGGCTTCCGGACCGCAGAAGCCGTTTTCCAGGAAGGCGTCGCGTGTCTTACTTGAATTTTTTTATGAATTTTTGCAATTTAGTCTTGACTTTTTCAAATGTGAGGAGTAGTATTAAGTTGCAAGGTTCAAATGAGCCTTCGCAACTTATTTTTTTACCACGGAGGACCCTAAAAATGAAGAAAATGACTATTAGAAAAATGCTTGAAAGAATCGTCGTCGCAACTAACAAACGCAGAGCGAAGAATATAGTTCTGGTCAGCACCGACGGCGAAATCGTGGAAGCGGAATTCGCTGTGGACCTGATCCGAACACTGACAGACTGGAATATCCTGTGGGAAGTAACCGTCATTTCTGAAAAGTTTTACGAAGACCGTTTCGTCGTAATCTTCGACCCAAACATTAAACAGGTCAACGGCGATCCTGACAAGGGCGATACGTGGTTATAAGGCCGCAAGCAGAAAGGAGCGTGAGAACGTGGCAGTTTATAAGTCTATCACCTTCGACAACAGAAAGAAAATCGCGGCCCTGTACGCGAAAGGAATGTCCATTTCCGACATTTCTGACGAAGTGGGCGTCGCCCTTCGAACACTGTATGTCGAACTGAAACGCGGCGCGACTGGAAAACTGGATCAGAACCAGCGACCGGCCTATGATCCGGTACTGGCACAAAGAACCTACCAGGAAAACATTCGCCGTCGCGGCAGTGGTCCAAAAAGAAAGGAGGTCAAGAAATGACACCGGACAGAGCAACCAGGCGGAAACGACGCCGAATCCGTCTGGCGATCAGAAGGACGTCAGCCCTGGCGGCGGCTATTGCCTTCTTCTTTGCCTGGGGAACGATCGGCGCCATAGAAACCGACGCGGTGTCCCTGGTAGAAGGAACGGTCAGAACCTTCGGCCTTCTGTTCATTGGAACCGGCTTCGCCTTTGTAGGTGGCGCCTTCCAAAATCCTACGGAAAGGAGGTCAAAACATGAAGTACACCGCGACACTGTCGGCCGTCCAGGTCGGACAAGCCGTCAAAAGTCTTCTTCTACTTGGTGAACGCAAGATCACCATTGAAGAAACAGAAAAAGACCGTTTCGTCGTCACCACAACAACCGAAACGGCCCTTTCAAAAAAGTCTACGAACAGTATATCACGAAAAGGAGTGAAAAACAATGGCTAAACTGAATTTTTATGACACCGACGCCGTGAAGGCGTTCGTCCTGGATATTTTAATCGAAAACGCTGAACTGAAAAGCGATCTGGACTATGAAAAGAAGTGTTCGAACGACTGGTTCGACCGCTACAAGAAAGCCGATCAGCAAGTGAAAGACCTTGAAGCGAAGGTCGCTACCCTGGAAGGAGGTTCCGAAAATGAATAACACCCTGTACGAAATCACTGACAAGTATTTGAAGGTCCTTGACAACCTGGAAATCGACGAAGAAACCGGCGAAATCCTGAACGCCGAAGAACTGGACGAACTGTCCGGAGCCTTCGAAGAAAAAAGCGAAGCTGTCGCTTGCTACATCAAGAATTCCGAAGTCTTTATTGGCGACCTGAAAGCCGAAGAAGCCAACCTGGCAAAGCGCCGCAAGCAGACCGAAAAGCGAATCGACTATTTGAAGAATGTCCTGACCGCGTGTCTGGACGCCGCCGGCCGTGACAAGGTCGAAACCACAAAGGTTCGCGTTTCCTTCCGAAAGTCTGTGGCCGTAAGCATTGACGACGAAAAAGCCCTTCCGGCTGACTTCGTTGTTGAAACCGTTACAACGAAACCGGACAAGACCGCGATCAAGAAGGCGATCCAGTCCGGCCAGGAAGTGTCCGGCGCTTCCCTTGTGGAGAACCGAAACCTTCAAATCAAATAAGGAGGAACCGCAATGAAAGAACTTTCGATTCCCCTTCTTACCGAACAAGACATTGACTGTCGCGTTCAGTCGGTCAGCAAAGCAAAGACCGGCCGCGTCGGCGCCGTCCTTCTGCTTTACAAGGACGCGCGCGTCGATATGCGAATCCTGGACCAGGTCTTCGGG